CACTGGATTAAACGAAGCTAGAGATGGTAGTATGCCAGATAAAAATGCTTTAGTAGGTGTTCAAAAATTAGCAGCGGCAAATTCTAATACCGCTACAAGACATATATTACAATCTGGATTATTCTTAACAGCAGAAATTGCAGAATGTCTATCACTTAGAATATCTGATATCATAGAATATTCCCCAACTAAAGATGCTTTTATTCAAGCTATTGGGGCACATAATGTAGCAACATTAGATGAAATGAAAAATCTTCATTTATATGATTTTGGTATATTTATAGAATTACAACCAGATGAAGAAGAGAAACAATTGTTAGAGAATAATATTCAAATGGCATTGCAACAACAAAATATAGAACTTGAAGATGCTATTGATCTTAGAGAAATTAAAAATATTAAACTTGCTAATCAACTTCTAAAAATACGTAGAAAGAAAAAGCAAGAAAGAGATAGACAACTACAATTAGAAAATATTCAAGCACAAACAGAATCTAACACACAAGCTGCTCAAGCTGCTGCTCAAGTAGAAATGCAAAAAAATCAAGCGTTAATGCAATCTGAATCGCAACTTGAACAAATGAAAGCTCAAATTGGTTCTCAAAAAATGCAGCAAGAAGTTATGCATAAGAAAGAATTAATGGAGTTAGAGTTTCAATATAACATGCAACTTAAAGGAATTGAAGTTGATAGTGTGAAACAAAGAGAGAAGCAAAAAGAAGATCGTAAAGACGAGAGAACAAAAATACAAGCAACACAACAATCAGANATGATTGAACAAAGAAATAGTGGCAANCCACCTAAAAACTTTGAATCCGCAGGTAATGATATACTAGGTGGTGGATTTGATTTAGGTGCATTTGACCCTAGATAAACTTTTTATTAATTATTATTATATTATATTATGGCAAAAAAGAAAACAGAGGTAGTAGAAGAGCTATCGAACAACCAAAAGTAGACGATACAGTCGAAAAAATTAAAGTAAAGAAAAAACCAACAATGAAAAAGATTAGTCAAGACGACGAACCTATCAAAGTTGATTTAAGTAAACCTTCTAAAACAGAGGAAAATGAACAACCAGTTGATAACACAGAAACCGAGAATGTTCAAGAAGAGGTTATTGAAGAAACGACTAGTAAAGAAGAGGTTGTTGACGAATCTACAGAAGAAGATCTGAACAACCTGTTTTAGAAGAAATTACAGAAGAAGAAACAGCTGAAGAATTGGAAGAGCAAGTTGAAGAAGCTGTTGCTGAAGTTGAAGCCACTGGAAAACCAATTCCTGAAAATATCCAAAAACTAATGGATTTCATGGAGGATACCGGTGGTGATTTAAATGATTATGTTAAACTTAATCAAGATTATAGTAAGTTAGAAGATAACGATTTATTATATGAATATTATAAACAAACAAAACCTCATTTAAATACAGAAGAAATTAACTTCCTTATGGAAGACACGTTCTCTTACGACGAAGATATGGACGAAGAAAGAGATATACGTAGAAAGAAATTAGCGTTAAAAGAGCAAGTTGCCAGCGCTAAAGCCCATCTGGACGGGCAAAAGTCCAAATACTATGAAGATATCAAAGCTGGGAGTAAGTTAACTCCTGAACAACAAAAAGCTGTGAATTTCTTTAATAGATACAACAAGGAGTCAGAGGTAACTCAAAAAGCAGCAAAAACAAACTCTGATATTTTTACACAAAAAACTGATAAAGTTTTTAACGACAAGTTCAAAGGTTTTGAATATAACGTCGGTGATAAAAGATACAGGTTTAATGTAAATAATGCTGAAGAGGTTAAAAACACCCAAAGTGATTTAAACAATTTTACCAAAAAGTTTTTGGATAAAAAAATGGGTTTAAAGGATGCTAAGGGTTATCATAAATCTCTATTTACAGCGATGAATGCAGATGCTGTTGCTAATCACTTTTACGAACAAGGAAAAGCAGATGCTATGAAAAATAGTGTTGCTAAAGCCAAAAACGTGAATATGGATCCAAGGCAAGCCCATGGAACTATTGAAGCGGGCGGTGTTAAAGTAAGAGTGTTAGGTGATGATTCCAATGATTTTAAGTTTAAAATTAAACAAAAATAACAATTTAAAATTACAAAATTATGGCAATTTCGAATCCAGGAGGTAATTTGAATAGTGTGCCGTCTCCAACAAAGCAGACACAAAATTCAAATTATCTAGATTTTACGGGTACCACAGATAAGACGTGGGCCCAACAATATGTGCCAGATCTTATGGAGAAAGAAGCTGAGGTTTTTGGAAACAGAACTATTTCAGGATTTCTTTCACAAGTAGGAGCTGAAGAGAGCATGACGGCTGATCAAGTCGTATGGTCTGAACAAGGTAGATTACATCTATCGTATAAAGGTCACGTTGTGCACGCAACGGTACAACAAGAACAAGCAGGTAGTGCAGTAGGTGGTACTATAGAGATTGATTATGATATCGATGATAATGCAATTGGTACGAGCGTTATTGATCATGGTATTAGAGTTAATGACATGCTTTTAATGGCTGACGCTAATTCAACAACACAATGTTTGGTTACAGCAGTAAATATTGACCAGATTGATGTTGCTGTATACGCTCCTGGTACCGGTACTGGTACTTTAACTAATGCGGGATTTGCTACAGGAACTAATAATGACAAGAGTCTTACTGTATTAGTTTATGGTTCTGAGTATGCTAAAGGTAGATCTTATTATGATAACGTTCCAGCGGCAGTAAATGCTGGTGATGAGGTTAGTTATCGTCAATCAAATGAACCACAATTTAAGTCTTTTAGTAACAAACCAATTATAATGAAAGACTATTATAGTGTTTCTGGTTCTGATGCTTCTAGAATTGGTTGGGTTGAAGTTTCTGGTGAGGATGGAACAAGTGGATACTTATGGTATTTAAAAGCTGAATCCGAAACAAGAATGAGATTTACTGATTATTTAGAAATGGCAATGTTAGAAGCTGTTAAAGTAAAAAATCCTACTGATGATGAATCTGATGTTGATGAATTCTTAAGTGGTTCTGATACTTCTGATGGTGAGTGGGGTACCCAAGGTTTATTTGACGCTATTGAAGATAGAGGAAATATTACTACTGGTGTTACTGGTGTTAACGCTGCTACTGATTTAGCTGAATTTGACGCTATATTAGCTGAGTTTGACAACCAAGGTGCAATTGAAGAAAACATGATGTTTGTTAATAGAACTACGTCTCTAGCAATGGACGATATGTTAGCTTCAATGAATTCTTATGGTGCTGGTGGTACTTCTTACGGGGTATTTAACAACTCAGAAGATATGGCACTTAATTTAGGTTTCTCTGGTTTCAGACGTGGATCTTACGATTTCTACAAATCTGATTTTAGATACTTAAATGATAAAGCTACAAGAGGTGGTATTAATGCTCTTAATACGACTGGTGCTGTTAGAGGAGTTATTATTCCAGCTGGTACATCTACTGTTTATGATCAACAATTAGGTAAGAATCTTAAACGTCCTTTCTTACACGTACGTTATAGAGCTTCTGCAACTGATAATCGAAAGTTAAAAACTTGGGTTACTGGTTCTGTTGGAGCCACTACATCTGCGTTAGACGCAATGGAAATCCACATGCTTTCTGAAAGATGTTTGATTACACAGGGTGCTAACAATTTCATGTTAATGAAGTAAGCACTTGTTACTTTAAAAGAACCGAGGTTTCGACCTCGGTCCTTTTATTTTTATTAATTTTATTATATATTATATTATGTCAAAGAAACAAAAAACAACAAAGGTTAAAGAACCTATGGTTCAAGAAACAACAATAGAACCAACAAAAGAACAATTTGAAGAATTAGTTACAGAAGAACAACCAAAACAAAGAGAAATAAAAAAACCAACTAATGAATGGGAAATAAGAAATAGAACTTACCATTTAAAACATGGTAAAAGACCTCTATCTTATATGATTAGATCTACAAATATTTTTTATTTTGATGAAGAATTAGGATACGAAAGAGAATTAAAATATTGTGAAAATCAACAAACCTCTTTTGTGGATGAAATGAAAGGCGACCAAAGATTATCTCACATTATATTTAGAGGAGGTGTTTTGTTTGTTCCTAAAAATAAACAAACTCTTCAAAAACTACTTTCTTTATATCATCCTCATAAAGATTCTGTATACTATGAATGGCAACCAGCGAAAAACGCTGCTAAGCAAATCGACGTGTTAGAAATGGAAGTAGATGCTTTAGTAGCCGCTAGAAATGTTGATATTGATATGGCGGAAGCTATTATGCGTGTTGAGAAAGGTTCTGAGGTATCTAAATTGAGTTCTAAAGAACTTAGACGTGATTTACTATTGTTTGCTAGAAACAGTCCTAAACTCTTCTTAGAGTTAGCGGATGATGAAAATGTTATGCTTAGAAACTTTGGTATTAGAGCTGTAGAAGCTGGAATATTAAGACTATCTTCTGATCAAAGGAATTTCTTATGGGGTTCTAATGGAAGAAAGTTAATGGTCATTCCATTTGATGAACATCCTTACACTGCTTTAGCACATTGGTTTAAAACTGATGAAGGAATGGAGATTTACTCCAATATAGAAAAACGATTAAATTCGTAGTCAACTTGTAGTAAGCGATCGCCCTACGGGGCGATTGCAAAACTACATAAAACAAATTGTATGGAATTAAATAAATCTAAAGGACTAGGTGATACAATTGAAAAAATAACAAAAGCAACTGGAATTAAAAAAGTAGTGGATAAAGTTAATAAAATAACTGGGAAAGATTGTGGTTGTGATGAAAGAAAAGAAACTTTAAATAGATTTTTTCCTTATAATAACAAATAAATATGGTAAGTATAGATAATGTATATCAAAAAGTTTTAGCATTAGCAAATAAAGAACAAAGAGGATATGTAACTCCACAAGAGTTTAATTTATTCGCTGATCAAGCTCAAATGGAAATATTAGAACAATATTTTTATGATATAAATCAATTTAGTAGAATACCAGGTAATAGTCATGAATACTCTGATATGTTAACTAACTTAGAAGAAAAAATTAGTTTATTTGAAAAATACGATAGAACAGCCACAGCAACTAACCAGTGGGGTGATATACTTTTAACACAATTATTTCCAGATATGTATAGATTAGGGATGGTAAGAGTTAAATACCAAGATCAATCTAAATATTATCAAGCAGAAGAAATTAAATTAAGTGAGTTAATGACTTATAATAATTCACCGTTAACAAAAAAATCAAAAAAACGACCTTATTACACTAGATACGCGACTGTTAGTACTAGTTCACCACATAGAATAAAAATATACCCTTATCCAACTGCTTCAGATAATGTGAGAATTTCTTATGTTGCAAAACCTATAACACCAAAATGGGGTTATGTTGTAATTGGTGGTAAGGCATTATATAATTCTGGTGATTCAACTGATTTTGACTTACATGCAGCTGAAGAATCTGAATTAGTATATAGAATATTAGCATTTGCTGGTATTACGTTGGAAAAACCACAATTAGTACAAACAGCCGTAGCATTAGAACAAGCTAAAGTTCAACAAGAAAAACAA